CGGAAAAGAATTTATATAAAAGTATTGTTTATTCAAAAAGAATTTATATATTTGCTGAACAAACAAACAAAAAATTATGACAAACTGGATTACAAAAACAACAGCACAACATAAAGCTGAAGCTATAGAAGCAAAAAGAAAGTACGAAGAACAACAAAAACAAAAAGAAAATGCTAGATACGTATAACGATTGGAATCCAAATAACCCTATTAATCAAATAGAAGTAGAGGCAGAGGTATTAAATCAACCAACTACATTATTTTCAGCGGTAAAAGAGCAAGATGAAAATATAGTTTATTTATACTTCAATCACATTGAAGATAGACTTCAAACATTAATAGATTATGCTCAGAATAAAGGAGATGAAGCTATTTGGTTAGCAAAACAAATTAAAGAAATAAAAAACCTAATAAAATGAAAATCACAAAAGAACAAAAAGCAAGAATTTTAGAATTAGACCCAACTTTTTTTGATTTAGAAGTTGGTAAGTGGTATAAATTAAATGATTTTGAAAAATTTATGTTTTGTTTCAACGGAGAATATAGTCGTGACTTAACGGAAGGAACGCAATACGGGTTTAATCGCTATGGAGATTGGTCAGAACCTTTAAATATAAAAAGAAGAGATGAAGTGACTCAAGCTACAGACATAGAAGTTGAAAATACGTTAATAAAAGAAGCTGAAAAAAGAGGTTTTATTAAAGGAGTATATGTTGATAATACAAATATTGATTACGTTTTTAAATCAGTAGTGATTTCAGATAGTGATAGTTATTATTTATTTGGATGTGATATTTTATGTATTGGAGGAGTTTATGTATATGTTAATGGTAGATGGGCAAATATAATTGAAGGAAATAAATATTATAAAACTGATTCTTGTTTTTATAAAATAAGCTCAAAAGGACTTTGTATCCAAGTTGTTACAGATGAAGATTATTTATCAATTTCAAAATGTAGCAAATCATTTCCATTTTCTATTGGAGTAAAAATTACGGATGTAGCTACTGAAAATGAATTTAATGTGGCATTTAACTCAATTAGTAAACGTTTAAAAAACCTAGCAAAATGATTAGTAATAGACAAAGAGCATTAGAACATTCAGAAGAGTTTTACCCTACCGAGGCAACCCAACGAGGCAACCCAACGAGGCAACCCAACGAGGCAACCCAACGAAGTGATGAATGGTTCAAAGATAGATGGGGTAAATTCACAGCATCTGAAATCCATAAACTCTTAGGAATTAAAGGATTAGGACAAACTGGAGAAACCTATGCAATTGAGAAGGCAATTGAACAAATGTACGGTCAGGTTGAGGATTCGTATCGAGGAGCTGATATGCAGAGAGGTATTGAGTTAGAGCCATTGGCATTTGCTAAGTTTAAAGAAATGTACCCTGAAGCTACTGAATCATTTATGTTTCCTTATGGAGAACACGCAGGAGCATCACCTGATGGAGTAGTTGGAAAAGATGCAATACTTGAGATTAAATGTCCTAGAGCCACTAAGTTCTTTAAGATTGTAGCTGATGAGAATATTGATAAAGAGTACATAGCTCAAATGCAGATGCAGATGATGTGTTCTAATTCAGTAAAAGCTTATTTTTTTAATTACTGCATTATTGATGGAGAAGAGTTTCATCATCTAATAATTGTAGAACGTGATGAAGATATGATTAATCTAATCAAGGAAAGATTAAAAGAGGCAATAAGTATAAAGGAGAAATACATAGAGAAAATAACTAAAAATCACCAAAAATAATGGAAATAGCAATACAAATATTAAGAGGGGTCTTAATGGGAGTTGGAGCATCATATTTAATAATAGCTTTCTTTGAATGGATAGCAAATAAATTAGGGTAATATGGCCGATATATGTAAATGCCGAGCAGTAGGGTGTAAAATGAAGGAGTTTTGCTATCGATATACTGCATTATCAAGCGAAAGAAATCAAGTATGGTTTGCTAAAACTCCTATAGAATCAAATGGGGATTGCAATGAGTATTGGGAGATGAAATGCCCTAGTTGTGGTCAATTTAATGGTATTCATAAGCTTAGTTGTGCTACTAATAAGATTACAATAAAACTTTAGTACCTTTGTAAAATGACAAAAGAAGAGTATATAAAAATTAAGCAATCAAATCCAACTGAACTTATCTATATTTATTACAGAAATAAGTTTGATGTTAATAGGAATAAGCCTGAATTATCAAGAAATTCACTCATGATGTACATTCAAGCGTACGCTGATATTAATATTATCTTGAATTATGTTATAAATGAGTTTGATGCTAAGTTTGATATACGAATTCTTTTAGATGCTAACGGACATTACATTAAGTCAATATGAAAAACCAAGAGATAAGCAAGATTTTATTTGATGCTGGTAATAAAGATTCTAAGCTTTGGGATTTGCCAAGACCACGATGGACTGATAAAGATTTTACAGAGTTAGAATTTATTAGAACTGGTAAGAAGTATAAAAAGCCAAGTGAATATTTTAGTATTGATAGAAAAATTAAAAACGTAGCTACAGGGAGAAAGTACAATTCAGTTAAATTAGCAGCTAAAGCTTGTGGAGTTGGAATCAGTGTTATTTACGACTCTTGCAATGGAGTTACAAAATGCAAACAAAAATTTATATATGTATATGAAAAAACAATTAAGTCCGAAGCAAAGAATAAATAGGATAATGGAATTCTATCATAAAAGAGGGGTAAATAAAGAACGTGTTAATGAAGTTTATCGTAAAATAATTGCAGTTAAATTTGCATAAAGTAAATAGCTATAGAGGATTAAGATAACTCTTAGGGAACATAGACTTCTTGATAGTCGTGATGTCGGGAGCAGAACAATATAAAGCGTTAATCTGCAAGTTAGTAAGTATAGGTGGGAAAGGCTAACATTTATTAAACAGGTGTGAATTTAGACAGCGAAAGCAGAATTAGTATTAGACAGTTTAATAATTATTAAAATAAATTTGCATAGTAAATAAATAAGTATTACATTTACCAAATAATAATAATCGATGTACGTCTTGAGCATCTTAATTTCAAGTCCAATTAAATTACAATGTTATGAGTTCAAACAGAACTAAGGTTTTCGCAAGTGGATTAAAAAATCCAAGTACAAAGTTTTTAGAATGGAAATCTAAAGACAAATATTTTTCTTACTATGATAAGGATAAATCATTAAATGTAGAAGTTCAACTTCCATTAAGGTTTGTAGTGTTAGAAGAATTGAGCACTATTAAAGGTTGGAGTGATTCAAATTCAAGTGGAATTTATTCCAATGAGGTTAAATTCCTATCTACTCAAGAATTGAATGTTAAGCCATTTAAAGGTAATCCAATCGCTAAGGGATTATATTCAGTTATTAAAGATGTTGTAAAAATGGCAGGAGGTCATTACATCAAGTCTGTTTATGTTATGTTGGAGAATGGAGATTTAGCTAATATCCAATTAAAAGGTAGTGCAGTTCAAGCTTGGGGAGAATTTACTAAAGTAAACAGAAACAAGTTATCTAATCAATGGACTGTTATTGATAAAGCTATTGCAGGTAAAAAAGGTTCTGTTACGTATTCAACTCCAAACGCTGTGTTAGGAGAAGTATTAACTGATTCTGAAGGAAGTTTAGCTGATGTAGCTTATAATGGATTAGAGGCTTATTTAAACGCTTATTTAGTTAAATCTGATGTAGTTGTTGCAGAAGCAGAAGAAGAGGCTTTAGAGCCTGAAGAAGAGTTGGCATATTAGATTGTTTGTATATTATGGATTGAGGTAACTCGGTCGGAACTAGCCACAAGAGATTGTGGCTTTTTTTATGTTTAATATATTATTGTAGGAATTTATACAGTGCCTTTGGACGTAAAAAATGTTGTTTTTTATACACCTATTTCATTTTATTTAAAAAAGCGAAGGGGGTGGTCAAAAAAGTTGGAAAAACAAATCCAAAGGCACTCTTAATTCCTACAAAATTATAAATCATATCTTTGTTTATTACTTATTTGTTTAGTATTATTTAATATATTAATTTTATAGCTTATTATAGTTAGTAATATATTAAAAAAAATATATTAAGTTTTTCTTGTGGATTAAAATAAAAGTATTACATTTGTGGAGTAGAACATCCACCTATAAAAAGCATATTGGTTTAAAAACCAAATTAAAGCCTTATTTGACTGGAGTGGATGCCAATCATTTGAGGCTTTTTCAATTTAACACATTATAATTATGAAAGATATTAAAATATCAGTTTTTAAGGACTTGTTCAAAAGCAAAGACGTGCCGTACCCTATGTCGATAGAAGATGTAGTTGAGCGTATTAAAAGCGGTAAATCTAAGACTACAATCGAACAAATTAGAAGTGGTGATAAAAGCAAGAAAAACTCTTTACCTTGCATTTTGTTTGCTGGAGAATTTACAGAAAGAAATTCAAATTCATTAACATCACATTCAGGTCTAATGGTTGTAGATTACGACAAATACCCTGATAATGTATCAATGAACGCACATTTAGAGGAATTGAAGCAAAATAAACATTTTTGTTTACTATTCATATCTCCAAGCGGTAATGGAATAAAAGGAGTTGTCAGGATTCCTGTAGCTACAAAAGACACACATCCAAAATTCTTTAAGGCTTTTTATAAGAAATTTCCAAGTGAATATTTCGATATTGCTAACTGTAATGTAGATAGAGTTTGTTTTGAATCTTATGATGAGAATATCTATACAAATTATGATGCAGAATTATTTGATACTGAATTATTTGATGAAGGATATAAGTTGTCTGAAAAAGTTCCAATGCTTCCGCTTACTGATGAAGGTAAGATTATTGAAAAGATTATGGCTTTCAATTGGAAGAGAGGTTTTAATGATGGAGAACGTAATGCGTTTATCTTTGATATAGCTGGAGCGTTTTGTGAGTATGGAGTTTCAGCTTATACTGCTGAAGGATATATATTTAATAATATAGTGATAGGAGATTTCTCTGAACAAGAAACAAAGACTACTATTAAGTCTGCTTATTCTAAAAGACAATTTGATTCTAAATTCTTCGAGGACTATGTTAAGTTAGATAGAATTAAGGGAAGTTTAAAGAATGGAAAGAAGGCGGTAATGCAAGAATTTGGTATTTCTGAAGAAGTATTTGAAAGAACTAAGCAAGATGATGAAGATGCTGTATTTTGGTCTATTAATGATAAAGGAAAGGTTGAGGTAAATTCGCTTAAATATAAAATGTTTCTTGAGAAAAACGGATTTAAAAAATACTTTCCAAACGGCTCACAAATCCCAACATTGGTTTATGTATATCAAAATAAAGTAGTGGAAACTTCTGTTGAAAAGATTAAAGATTTTGTATTGAGTTATTTAATGAACAAAGAAGAGATTGAAGTGTGGATATATTGTTCTAAAAATAATAATATGTTTAGTGAACAGTATTTATTGATGCTTGAAACAGTTGAGTTTTTAATGTTAAAAGATACTAAAGAGTGTTCGTATATTGCTTACAATAATGGGATATTAGAAGTTA